CGGAACGCTGCCGGGTCTCCGTCCGGCAATACTATTGCGGCAAACCATACGACTGGGACGGCCTCGCGACCCTCTGCGGGCCTTTCATGGACGGCCTCGTTGACGCCGGCGCTCTGCCGGTAGATGATGACCCTAGCCACATCGTTGAATACACGATGAGCGCGGAGCGGGTCAATACCCGCGACGAGAGCCGAATCGTGGTAACGATCGAGCTAGTGAGCGGATAGGAGGTGGGTATGCAGATGCTAGTAGCACAACGGTTGTGGCGGAGGCTTCTGGGCAGGCCGATCCCGATGCGTGGAACCACCTATTGGCAAAACCCTGCCGGGTTTGAGTGGCGGAACGGTCTGATATTCAAAGCCCGCCGGAAGGGCCGGACTGTGGCCTCCATCGCCAAACAGCACGGCATTTCAGGCCCGCGAGTGTCGCAGATTATCAAGGATTATGAACGGAATCATGGAGGTTAGCAGTATGGTCGAGATCAAACCGGATTATGATAAATGCCCTGGCGACATGCCGAGGTCGCATACCTACGGCATCCTGAAGCAGGGCCGGTACACCCATAGAATTTTCCGACAATGCTCCAGGTGCGGCCTCGTGCTGTGGGACGGCATACGATCCATCCCTCTGAAAGCATCTCGCCATGCTTATTAGAGACCGCATCAAGGAGCTACGGCGCGTCCGGGCATCGGAGCTTATCCCTAACCCGAAGAACTGGCGGGTGCATCCTACCGCACAGCAAGACGGCCTGAGGACGATGCTGGCGAAGGTGGGCTATGCCGATGCCCTGATCGCCCGCGAGACGCCGGAGGGGCTGATGCTGGTGGATGGGCATCTCAGGGCAGAGACCACGCCGGACTCCGAGGTGCCAGTGCTGGTTACCGACTTGACGGAGGCCGAGGCAGACGAGGTGTTGGCAACGCTCGATCCGCTGGCGTCCTTGGCAGAGATTGACGTTGTTGCGCTCAAGGGTCTGATCGAGGGGCTCGACCGGGACAACGAGAGCCTGAATACCTTGCTGGAGGACATCAGCGACAACTACAACGTCGGTCTCGCCGAGTTGCTGGAGCAAGCGACGGACGCCGAGTACGTCCCGCCGGATAATAGACTCACGGCAGCCGGGGCTGGTGGCGTACCTGAGAATATGAAGGGGCTGCTCCTCCACTTTGAACTGAGTAAGTACGACGAGATCATGGCCAAGGGCTATATTCTGGGCGAGAAATGGGGCTTGGACACCTTGGCAGATGTCTTCTATGAGGCGATACGGAGGGCGTCGGATGGAACTGACTGAGATCAGGGTGCGGTCGCGTATCCCGAAGGCAGAACTGGGGCAGAAGGTCGGGCGCATCCTTACCGAGACCGACTACAACGTCCGTCTAACGGGCGCTACGAAGGTGGTTGGCCCAGGGGGCCAGCCCTTGGTTTTGTATTTGCCTAGAGCCCTCCTAGGGCCGCTAAATGACGCACACTACCCTGTCCTCCATAACATTAAGGACACGACGGACAACCGTGGTTTAGCTAGCGGATCGCAGCGTGTCAAAGTTAACCAGCAATATAGATCCATTCCTGTTCGGTCGGCTTTGCTGGGGAGCTTTGAGCCATCCGGTGGGGCCAGATACCCGTACTGTCGCACAACCGCCTGGACGGGTTCTAATACTGAGCAATTCCGCAGCCTCTACCCGCTGTTCCAGTATATCGGGCGGCAGATGGAGCGGTACGTACCGAAGCGGTTCGCTGCCCAGTGGGCGAGAGCGGAGGCTACCGACCCGGCGTGGCGAGTGCCGGGGACGCCCTTCACCACGATGACGGTGAACAACACGTACCCGACCGGCGTGCATGTAGACAAGGGCGATCTCGACGTGGGCTTCTCTTGCCTGGCCGTATGGCGCAGGGGTCAATACTCCGGCGGGCATCTGACGTTCCCTGAGTGGCGTATAGCGATTGATCTGCAAGATGGAGACCTTGTGTTGATGGATGCCCATCAGTGGCATGGCAACACGGCCCTTGAACTGGAGTCGGAGGACGCCGAGCGCATATCACTGGTTCTGTACTACCGCACTAAGTTGCTGCAATGTGGCCCCGAGGGGGTTGAGAAACTGCGGGGAATACGAGCCAAGAAGAAAGGCTTCGATGCTACCAACTTGGATGTCGATGCCTTGAAAGAGTCGGTGTCTACAGTACTCTAGGGGACAATTTTGTGGCTGGAAAACTGTGCGGGGAATTTGGGCGGGATGTCGCGCAATTCCGTTGCGCGAAATTTGTGCGGTACATTTTGTCCGGAGGGTCGCCCAATTTTATTGGGTGCGTTTTGTGCGGTACATTTTGTGCGGGTTGGCGCACAATTTAATGTTGTAAAAACTGTGGCGTGTTTTTGTGCGGCATGGGTGGCAGTTTAGAAGGGTTGCGTTTTGTGGCGTGTTTTTGTGCGGCATGGGCAGCACTACGGAGAGTAAAGACCTCTCGGAGAGTTCATGACCTCTCGGAGACATCACGGCCTGTCGGAGACAGCCACGACTGTCGGAGACAGTCTTGCCTGTGGGGGACAGTCTTGCCTGTGGGGGACAGTCTTGCCTGTCGGGACAGTCATGGACAGCCTTGCCTGTCATGGACTGTCATGATCTCTCGGACGACATCATGACCTCTAGGACGACATCACGACCTCTAGGAGAGAGCATGACCTCCAGCACGGCACGGTACGAAAACATCAATTGCCTGGACAAGATGGCGACGGAGGAATATGACTACGTGTATTTAGGGCCACCTGATTATGAGGACGCAGACAATGTGGCGAGGGCTTTAGGCTCCACCGGGGTCGATACAAAGCATCCGGATACCTACCAGTTCAAGTTCCTCAATCTATTGATACCGTTGTTGAAGCCGGAGCTTGGCACGATAACGGTATCGTTCACGGCTGATCGGCGACACAATTCTAGGATACTGCCTAAGAACTTCTACCTGATAGGGTCGATGTTCCGGTTCGGATACTATCTACGCTCGGCGAAATATGCCCTCAAATCGGACAAGGTGAATCTGTATTCCTCTAACGTCATTCATGTCCTCACGTTTCAACATCCGAGGAGTCGGGGCAAGTTCAATATGCAGAGGGACAACCTCTACTCCACCTTCGGCCCAGATGTTTGGGGGCCATTTGAAAGGGAGATCACGGTGGATGGAGAGGTGGTGGGCCAGCCAGTGGAAATACCCGAGAGGTGCATAGCGAACTTTACCGATGTTGGCGACGTTGTGTATGACCCATTCGCAGGGATAGGCACTACGTTGGTTGCGGCGAGAGGGCTTCAGAGGGGCTATATAGGTGCGGAAATCCGCGAGCCTGTATTCGCCTTGGGCCGGGACAAATACAAGCTGTGAGCGCCGAATGAATAATCGCATCGACTACCGCTTGAAGGAGAATCGGCAAGCGGGTTTTGACGCCTTCTATCGGTTCCACTGTCTGACCAACGACTACTCACCAGACATCTCCGTGGAGACCTGGATGTCGAATGATATGGGATTTGATTATGAGAAGCGCTGCGTTATGGGCCTGTTTCACGGGGCCACCTATGCGGGGCCATGCGAGTCCATGTTCGCAGATCGGTTCCCGGTCATGACTTCGGACGTCCAGCCTGTCATCGAGTTCTTCCAGGAACACAAGTCCAGGTTGCTATTCTCGCCAGATTGCAGGTATCGCAAGATGGTCTTTGAGCGGTTCCTCGCTTCGGTGGGAGAGTCACTCAAGCCATACGGCACGTTGGGTAACTTCATAGAGTCCTGCTTTACGAGCGACGATTGGCAAGTGAATTACGTCATGCTTAAACAACGGTGCGAGCGGGAGTGGTTCCACTGGGGACGGATGGGCCACTGGTGCTTCTCCGAGGCTCTTAGCAGGTTCGTTAGTGCGCCTATCCTGCCGCCATCGATGGAGTTTAAGGACGGGAAGAGCCATCGCTCAGGGTGGGCGTTCTGCATCGGCAGGGACGACCTGACGGACGGGATTGTTACGAAGAGCGACTGTCGGATGTTGGAGCAGTCTGCGAGCGATTACATTGAGGGGTTGGATTACGAGGACAACGTCGGGCTCTTCAGCCTTGAGACTGCATGCTGTAATTACAAGCGGCAGCACATGGGGTCGAGGTACGGAGGCTGTTACATCGACGAGCAGTACACTGAAACCATGCTGATGAAAGAAGACTGGCCTGAGTACACATGGCTATGGGACAAGTATCTGGAAGGGCGGCAGGCCGTGATACCCGGCAGTCTGTTATTCGAAAACAGCGGCTTTGTAGACAAGGCAGTTGCCTATGATACTAGCTGGAACAAATCGCTCAAGGACTATGGCCGAATACCTCGCGTTGAGGCCTGGAGCAACCACGAACCTCAGAAATGGGGAGCATATAGGGGCTGGTAGGAGGGGTGGGCGGATTCATGAATCGCCTAGTGTACGTCATCGGCTATCCGGGAAGTGGGAAAACTACGGCAACGACGAAGGCTCTCGGCGACCGCATAGTGGAGGTTCGGGCCAAACCGTTCAAACATATTGAATATACGGACGGGCTTGTGCAGTTGGGCATGACCCGTGAAACCTATGGCGGCACCGACGCCTTGCCGATGAATGTCCAGCCTGCCGTCGTGCAGTGGTTGGCGCAGACCAATGTCGTGCGGATCGTGGGTGAGGGCGACCGACTCGCAAACGGTAAGTTCTTCCGAGCGGTCTTGGGGGCTGGCTTCAATCTCACGGTGGTCTATGTGGCGGTGCCGGAGTTGGTGGCCCAGTATCGAGCGTGGAAGCGTGGGAGTCGCTTTGCGGACTCTTGGTTCCGGGGCCGAGTTACGAAGGTCAACCGTCTTGTATCAGCTTGGGGTAAACATACTGTGGTCGTGGATGGGACAGCGGAGCGACCGGCAGTGGCCGAAGAGTTGAGGGTGATTCTTAATGCCGAAGCGTAAGCAACCTGGACTCTACCCAACCAAGGGCGTGAGAGTGAACGCTGAGACCCGGCGTTACCAGATGCTGGAGCTTACTAAGGCAGGCCATAGCGAGAAGAAGATAGCCGAGCAGCTGGGCGTGGCGAAGAGCTTGGTCAACCGGGAGATGAAACGCCTCCTGGGCGACCTTGCCCGCAGTGCTACCA